CCCCACTACAACTACGGTTGCTCCTGTGACGACTACCACAATGGTACCTACAACTACTTCGGAAGTCCCTGTGACAACTACAGAGGCCCCTGCGGTGACAACAGAGGCACCCACGACAACAGCCCCAACAGAAGTCATTACCCTGCCAGTAACGGGCTCCGATACAGATTATTCGGGTCTTATTGCATTCGGAATTCTTACTTCTGGTTTTGCCATCTATTTACTGGCTAAGAAAATCAAATAAAGGATTATTATGAAAACTATTGCTTTTAGAATTCTTGCTACTTTTGCAGCATCAGGCCTTGGTGTTATCGGCGCAGGTGCTGTTGCTGGTATACCATTATGGAAAGCGGTATTCATGGCAGGCATTGCTGGAGTAGCACAAGTTATAGAAGGGTTGTCTCGGGCGTACCTGGATGACGGTAAACTATCTGTAACGGAAATAAATGCCGTGTTCAATAAAGTTGACAGAGCCGACAGCGAATAGTAGGCTCATGTTGACTTCGCCTAAAAACGTAGGTGAAAAATATAAATCTCACTGAGGATATGGCACCACATGGAAGACAATGAATTGGTATGGCATACCGATGGTCACAAAATTAGACTCCGCCTCAACAAAACCGAAGTTGAAATCATTGAAATAATCTGCCCGAATGGTAACGCTGGCGCATGTTGGCAGCCTCGTTCTGGTTGTCTTGTACAATTTTTTGTTACACGATACGGACTTGAATGCAACGTAGGAGTATGTCCTATCGAAGAAGTTTTAGAATTATGTTGGTCAATTTCTGGTGATAGAAATGACCCCGAAGCATGTCAATTATGGTTTGTCCCTATGAACGACGAGGCATTCCATGCATGGTTGGTTTCTAAAAATCTTTAGTTGTTCCCGTGGACTTCACTTGGCCCAGTCCTTCTTGCTAAAACATAAATTTGATCTATACCTGTTAGCGTAATCATATATTTACCTTCACCGCAATCTTTTAGGTATCCATGTTCTATCAACGTTTTGATCGAACGTTCAATCTTGGAAATCCTATCCATCCTTGCAAAGATAACCATTGGGTCACTTGGCTTAAATGGTTTATTTACCATTTTTGCATATACCAAAACGTCATGGGTTACGGAGTTGTGCTTGATTGTCATAAAACTCTTTCATAATTTTAAAATCCCTATCGTTATAAACAACATCCCAAAGGATGGTGTATTTATTGCGACGGCCTTCTTTTTCAGATTTAAGCATACCTGCTTTAACTAATTTTGCTACTGCTTTTTCTATTGCAGTTTCTGTCACACCGAGCATTAATGACAATGCAAGATGACCAATTTGAGGGTCTTCCGATAGGCCGATCAGTACTCGCCCAGAGGTAGATAGTAAAGATTCACTATTTATGTCGTCTTCTGAATCAACCCAAATTTTGAATATTGTCATCGTCTACACACTCCAGTAAAAAGAGTTCTATTCTATGAGCGTAGTCGATAACAACCAACACAAAGGGGCACCCGTGTTAAAAGACACACTCAATCAACTTCTTACACAAGAAAAAGATGGTTGCAAATTCGGGATGGTAATGAAATCTCTTGATCAAGATTCAAAAGAGATTCTTATGAAACTAATGAAAAATGAATCAATTTCGTCACGGTCTATTCATGGCGCACTTGCATCAGAAAATATTGAAATTGGAAAATCAACAATTGAGTCCGCTCGCCGTTGCGTCCTTTCTGAATATTCATGCAAATGCTCAACAGTAAAGGAATTAATGAAATGAAATCTCTATCTGATAAACTCTCAGAAGTAGAAGCATCCGCCAACAGATCAAAGAATCTGGGCGCTATCGCCGACCTCCTCGCCTCAAAAAATATTGACATCAATGAAGTTGGAGATATTAAAAGAATTTCCATCTATCAGTCAATGCTCAAAGACGAAAACGGTGAACCCCAGATTGTCGATCTTGCTGCAATCCAAATTTCACCCAAATGGGAATCCGGCCCAGAATGGCCTGTAGTCCAACGTGGACCAGAAATCAAACTACCCAAAAATACTTCAGTACCTAAAAAGGCTGAAACATTCAAAACATGTGTCGTAGTACCAGACATCCAATTTGGATATTTTAGAAATCGTGATGGAGAACTTGAACCAACACATGACGAAGACGCTATTAGTGTTGCTCTTAATGTTATTAAAAGTTTAAAACCAGAATTAATTGTTTGCGTCGGCGACAATCTTGACTTGCCAGAAATGGGCAAGTATGTGACTTATCCAAGTTATGCACTAACAACACAGGCAACAATCGACAGAGCAACAACGTTCTGTGCAGAAATGCGCCACGCATCACCAGACGCTCAAATTGTTTGGCTTGCAGGAAACCACGAAGAACGAATGCCAAAATATCTCGTACAAAATGCTGGTGCAGCATATGGTCTACGCAAGGGCAACACCCCAGAATCATGGCCAGTACTCAGCGTTCCTTATCTATGCAGAATGGAAGATTTCGGCGTTGAATACCGCCCAGGATATCCCGCTTCAGATATTTGGGTTAACAAAAAATTACGCATTATTCACGGCGACCGCGTCAAGAGCGGTGGCTCAACAAGCCACGTATATCTCAACGCAGAAAAAAGCAGTGTTATCTATGGTCATATTCACCGTATTGAATGTGCTTTCAAAACACGCGAAGATTGGGACGGACCAAGAACAATCATGGCAGCATCACCAGGATGTCTAGCACGTATTGATGGTGCTATCCCAAGCACACGAGGTGGAGTGGACTTGGATGGTCGTCCTCTTGTTCGTCACGAAAACTGGCAACAAGGCCTCGGCGTAGTGATGTATGAGGATGATGGCGAACATAAGTTCTCTTACGAATGCATGCCTATTTATTCAGGTTGGGGAATGTTCAGAGGAAAAGAATTCATTTCAAATTATACGACTGGAAAATGAGATGACAACAATTGTCGGGATACAAGGAGATGGTTACACCATTCTTTGTTCTGATAGTCGAATTTCTACAGTTGATGATGACGGTTATGTTTCTTATGTACAGACACTTAGTCCATCAATGAGTAAAATTGCTCAAGTTGGCCCATATTTGATTGGTATTGCAGGTGATTTGCGTGCAATCAACCTTATTAATTATGCATTTCAACCTCCAATTCCTCCAGCCTCAACAAAGGGTAGGAAACTAGACGAATTTATTACTCTAAAATTTGTTTCAGCGTTGCGTGAATGCTTTGATTCAAACGGATATTCGCCACCTCCGAAAGAAAGTTCAGATCACGTCGCCCAGCAAGGGTCGTCAATCATTATTTCTGTAAATAGAACTATTTACCAGATCGATAATGACTATGCGTGGACTACAGATGCTTCCGGTCTATATGCAATTGGAACGGGGACGTATTATGCACTAGGTGCACTTAATATTTTGTGCCCAAAGATGCCTACTTTAACGCAAGCAAAGCGTCATGTTTTGAAAGCATTATCTACAGCATCAAAATATGATCCTCATACAGGACATCCATATAAAACATACATACAAGATTCTACATCTATTAAAGTAAGGAAGGCTATTCAGTGAGTCTAGAAGACAACATTAGTAATATTGTAAATACTGGCAAACAAAGTTGGATGAGTGAAGCCTCTTGTAAAGGAAAAACTTATGTCATGTTTCCTAAAGAACACAAGGACATCACATACATTGTAGATGCACGCGCCTTATGCGCCGAATGTCCAGTACAACCCAAGTGTTTAGAGTATGCACTTGAGTTCCCAGCGGCAGATATGCATGGTGTTTGGGCGGGTTTGACAAGCAGACAGTTAGCGGCAGAACAAAGACGAAGAGGAATCAGGCCAACTCGCCCCACTCTCGCCCAAATGTGGGGAGATTAGCCAAAAGTATATCAATTTGATATACAAAGAGCCAAATCTATATCTGTTTCACCAATTTTTTCTGCTAATTCGTGCAGTTTTTCGCTTCCAACAAGATTTATAGACGAACATCCAGTGTCTTTACATTTTTGTAACAGTTGAGTTAAAGCAATCTCGTGATCAAGTGAATCCGGAATAGCAAAAATCCAAATATTGTCAAAACTAATGTCAATGACTTCGCCCTCTATGTGACGAGCCATCCCCATAACGTTCAAAACTTGAGTAATGTCAGGCCAAAATTTAGACATGTCTTCACCAACATCCCAAATTTTACCTAATGGGCTCACAAAAAAGGCAAACCCATCTGCTTTACGTTGAAAAACAGTTCCTTCAAACTTCGAAATCACGAAATCCTCACATTACATGTTTCACAAAATTCCATATCTTGGAATTCTATAATTTTCATTTCACATTCCTTCTTACCACACGGCATCAAAACATCTTTACCTTCAAGATAGGCCCTCAAGTGTTCCATAGGGTCCGCTAAAGCAAACTGCGACTCCCCTGGGACAGGAACTCCACGCTCTGAACGCATATGTTCCCAAACACAATACAAAACATACTCACTCAACATCATTTTATTCCGATTAGCAGCGTCAATAATCTGATTTTTTAAAGAACCGTCAACACGCAAAGCAATATTGTATAAACGGTCCTTATATTTAGCCTTCCTGGCTGCTTTATGTACTCTTTTTTTGTTCATGTTTTTCCTGCCGGACGTTTAGCCAGTCAATAAATTCCGACCAAGGCTTCAAATGTTTCTTATGTACCAAAAGGAAGGTGTCCTCTATCTTGCGAATGTTATCAAATCTTCGTGTCGTTGTCCACGTTGACATACTGGACACCGGAATGACAAGCAACGACCCAGTTTCTTGACTAACTAGCACGACAGCCAATGGAAGAGGGTTTTTAAGTTTCCACCCAAATTCAGTATCAACAAAAGCAGTAGTTTTAGGGTAACTATTCGGATGTTCATTAAAGTTAAGTCGTCGTGACTTAACTTCTATATGTCCAGGCATGTTATGAAACACAACATCCTTTTCTGTAGCAAAAGAAAGACGCTCTTTTTCTGTTTTAGCAATCTTCATTGGTGTTGCTTCACATTTAATGTTCGCAGAGTTCAATATTTCAGCAACGTACTCCGCCCACTTATGCCCAATCTTCAATTCACTAACAAAAAGTTCTTGGCTATACCCTAAGTTCTTCATTTCCCTATGTCTCTCAACACCAACAACTCCACATACTCCCTAATACTCAAACCATACCCC